TTAGCTCAAGTTGCGGCCCAGGTATTCCTGCACGATCTCTACGATGCTTTGCGCATCCTTTTCTCCCAGGCGTCCGGTTTTGGGATTGGAGGTGAGCAGGCCGCGGCGCTTCATGCGTTTGGTGCCCCATTCATGGTAGGCCGCGTAGGGCTGGTTGAAGCCGATGCTGACGCTGTTTTTACCGTAGGTGTAGGACAGGCCATCGAACATGCTGCCGTAGCGCTCCAGCATCAGGCCGCGGCCGGGGCCGTCGCGCCGGGCGGCCTTGCTGCCGCGCCATGGGTAGCTGTCTTTGGTGGACCGCTCCCAATCGCCCCATTTGTTACCGTCCGGGTCCCTGCGGGTTTCGTAGCGTGCGCGCATGTTTTGCTCCAGCGCGTGGCCGATGCTGTCCATGACTGGGCTGAGGTCGCTCATGCGCTCGTGCAGTTGTTGCAGATAGGGGCGCAGCGCGCTGTCTTCGAGCTTGATGGTGATGGGCATGGCAGCCTCCTTTAAACCGCTTGTGGTAGATTGGGGGTAAGTTTTTTGCCACGCATGACGCCGGAAAATAATCCTGCGCGCCGAGCACGGGGCGCCGGGCCAAGGCCCGGCAGCGCCGGATGAGGGGACAGTAGGCCCTCCATGCGTGGCCCCGCTTTCTCAATCCAGGCTGCCGTCGAGCAGCTCCAACTGGCCACCGGCGACGTTGCCGCGTATGTCTGCCAGGCTCGCCCAATAGGCCGTGCGCAGGCTGGCCGACTCTTCCCCCTTGACTGTATAAGCAGGCGCTACGACCACACGTTGGGCCTGGGCCTCTTGCGGGGCCAGCACGTACAGCAGGGTTTGATTGTGCTTGTCCAGCAGCACCGCCTTGGGGCGGCGCAGATTGGCGCTGAGGGCGCGCCAATCGCCCTCGCTCAGGGCATCGCCCTTGCCCTGGTGGCGCTGGGCCTTCTTGCCGACGATGCGGCTGTCCTCGACCTGGATGGCCGCATTGGGCACCTTGATGCCCCGCTGCCCTAAAGCGGCAATGTCTTGCGGTCGCACAAAGCCCAGCAACGCCATGCGTTTGCGGGCGATGGGGTCGGCCATCAGATCCGTGATCCAGGCGGCCCAGGCCTTGTCCACCAGTTCAGCGCCTGCGGGGCTTTGGTTGATGGCCTGACCAAGGGCCGCGCCCAGCTCGGCCGGGGCGCTGGCGGTTTTTTGCGCCAGTTGCTGCGCCATGCTTTGCCATTGGGCGCTGGCCTCGCCTACGTTGTAGTCAAAGCCCGGCGAGACGCCCGGCACGATCTGGCGCACTTCGCCGGTGCGGCGGTTGATCCATTCCTTGGGCTGCTCTTGGGGCGGTTCGATGCGCAGGGGCGCTCCGGTGGGGCTGGCGCCTGCATCGACCTCCTCCTGGCGCATGGCGACCACGCGGCAGCGGCAGCGCCAGCCGTTGGGCGGGTAAATCTGCTGCCATAGCGGGTGGTCGACCGGCAGCGTCAGGTTGTGCCAGCGCGCATGCTCGGGGCGCACGTGCTCATCGCCTACCGTCACGTAGCGCAAATAGGGGTAGGCGTGCTTGTTACGCTGGATGCGCTGCCATTGCCCGGCTGCGTGGGCGGCGCGGGTGTTGGTGTCGTAGATCAGCTGCAGGCGGCTCGGATTGAAATGGGTTTGCACGGTCTCGCCCGTGGCCGGGTCCACCACCGCGTTGAGGCCCCACCAGCCCTTGTCGCGCAGGGTCTTTTCGACTTCGCGGATGAAGTCGCGCCGGCTCAAATCGCCCGCAGTGGCGCGCTGCACGGCTTCGTAAACGGCTTGCAGCGTATCCAGGCAGGCCAGGCGGCTGACCGTGAAATTGCGCAGGTGCTCGTCTGCATACACGTCCTGCCAGTTGTAGCTGACCAGCAGCTTGCTGCGCGCCTGCATGGTCGCAATGGCCTCGTGCGGCCGCTGGCGCCAGAGCTGGGCAAACTCGGCCGCTGTCAGGGCATCGGGGGTATCGCTCATGCTCGCCCCTCATCGGCGGCATCGCCGCGCAGCCCGGCCACGCCTGCGGCGCGGGCGGCAAAGGTCAGCGCGTCCAGCGTGCGCTGCAAGGCGCTGGCATCCATGTCTGCCAGCAGGCCCGGCAACGCGGCCAGAAACTCCTGCGCGCTTTGGCCCTGGGTGCGCGCCCGCTCCAGGGCGTCGAGCAGCGGTTGCAGCATGGGCTGCATGACGGGCTGCCAATCCTGCGCAGCTTCGTCGATGGCCTCTTGTAATGGGTCAGGCTGGGGGTTTTCTGCAAATGCGGCAGGCCGGGCCGACAAGGCGGCGGCGGGCAAAACGCGCGTGTGGGCCGCAAAATGCGCCGAGCCGTTTGCGGCGGGTGTGGCGGGCGCTTGCAACACCGCCTGCCCCCCCTCCGGCTGCGGAATGCCCAATTCTTCCTGCGCCCACTGCACCGGGATTTGCATGCCGATGGCCACCAGCTTGGGCAGGGCATCGGCGTAGGCCGTCAGGTCTTCCCTCTCCCTCGTTTTGAAGGAAAACACTGGCGCGCGGCGCATGCCGCCCGGGGCCAGGCCATTGAGCGCGGCCAGCGGGTAGAGCAGATCGCGCGAGAGCGTGCTGCCCAACTGCCGGATGTCCGAATCGCGCAAATCCTTGCGCACCTCGTTGTGCACATTGCCCAGCGCGTTGGTGCTGGATTTGCCATCAGCGCCGCTGGTCAGCGTTGCGCCCAGAATCACTTTGGACTGCGTGCGCTCGCACCATTCGATCATCAAACGGAACGCCTCCGGGTCGCCACGCGCCGCGTCCATGAACTCCAGCTGCATGCCCTCGGGGATGATGCCCGCCGCATTGTGGCCAATGCCAACCAGCGCGCGCAGCAGCGTGGTTTTTTCCTTGTCGCTGGCGCCATGCGGGTACTTGCCGATGCGCACCGGGATGCCGTAGATCTCCAAAAACTCGGCCAGATCGCCCACGCTGTAGTTCTTGAACAAATACGGCCACACCAGCGCGCGGAACATGGCCGTGCGCTCCAAATAGCCGCTCTTGGCCTTGTGCACGTGCGTAATCCAGCCAAACGGCCACAGCCGCTCGCCCACGATGCCATCGGCATCCGTGCTGCCCGTGCGCAGGCGCAGCTCCTGGCGCTGGCCGCGGTGCAGGGTAAACCAGCTTTGCGGCCGGTGCGTGATGTGGCGCGGCACATGGTAGGGCCCAACTTTGTGCCATTCGATTTCAAGGCATGCAAAGCCTTTGCCGATGGCGTCGGTCACATCGAACAGCACGTCCTCGAAATCGGCGATCTCTGCCACCAGCTCCGTCAGCTCGGCGGCGGCCTTTTGCTCGGCGGCGCTGGGGTTGTCGGGCGGGTCAATGCTCCAATCGACCAGCGCGGCGCGGCGGCGCTTGCCCAGCTCGGCGGCAATGTGGCCGTCCTTTTCTTCCATGTCCTCGAACAGGTCGAACTGGGCGATCACATCGCCGTTTTCAGCTCTGTCGAGGATGGCCGCCAACTTGGTCGGCGTCAGCCCCCGCGTGGGGTGCGTTTGCAGCTCGCGCTGCAAATGGCCGTAGTGCGCCGTCTGCGGCGCGTGCAGGGCGTGGCGTTCGATGGGCTGGCCATCGGGACCCAAAATCTTGCTCTCTGCCATGGTGGCCTCTCTCCTTACCAGCCCTCGGGCTCGGGCAAAACAAAGTCGATCTCATCGGCCTGGGCAGCCGTGGTGTTGTCGAACCCGCGTGCGTGCGTGGGCACGGGGATGTAGTCGATGGGGGCGGCTGGGGTGCTGGCCGCGTGCAATGCCAGCGCCAGGGCCCAGAACCGGTCGGCGTGCCCGTCCTCGGTGGCCTCGGCCACAAAGCGCACATTGCCTGCGGCCGTCGTCACCTTGCGCACCAGGCGCAAATCGGCGCGGATCTTGGCGTCTTGCGGGATGCGCAGCGCGCGGTCCTCCATGGCATTGCGCACCGGGTAGGCCAGCGCCTCTTTCACGCCCGCGGAAAAGGTCACGCCCTCCACCCGCTGCGCGCCGAATTTGTCCTGTGCGTCATCCGTCCAGCCAATGCCAAGCCCCGTGGCGTCAATGCAAATGCGCTGGCATTTTTCGAACCAGGGCCAGAGGATTTTTTCCTGCTCGCTCTTGCGCATGCGCTCCATGGTTTCAACATGGCGCGTGTACAGCACATCGCCCAGCTGCTCCACCACCCACAGCACCGTCAAATCGCGCTTTCGGCCAATGTCCACCCCGCAATACAAGGGGCCATCGCCCAGGCGATGCCAGTCCACGCCTGCGGCGTACTCGCACGATGCAATCAGGTCGTAGGCCAAAAACTTGGCATCGTCATCGGCCGGGTTGCACATGTACTCCTGCTGAAAGCTCTCCTCATCGGCGCAGCCCGCGCGGATGAAGTCGAAGTACGCCGCCTCGTCCATGGCCTGGCGCTCGTCATCGTCGGGCAGGCGCTCTTGCAGTTTGTAGAGAAAGCCATCCTCCAGCGCGCGTTGCAGCGTCACCGTGTGCAGGCTGATGGCCTTCGGGTTGCCCCGCTCCTTGACCTCGCGCACCAGCTCGTTGAAGAAATTGGCGCTGCCGCGGTGCGTGGAAATCAGCTCCATGTTGCCGCCCCAGGTAATGCCCGGGTAGGCAATGTTCCAGAGCTTGCGCGGGTCGGGGTGCAGGGCAAATTCGTCCAGCACCCGTCCGCCGCGCTTGCCCGCCTGGGCATCGGGGTTGGAGCTCATGCTGTGGATGCGCCGGCCGTTGGCAAACTCCAGCACGTAGGCGCTGATGCGCGCTTTTTCATCGAGCACCACCTCGCCCAGATCGCGCGCGGCCAGTTGCATGATGCCCGCCCACAGCTTGCAGTCTTCGACGAACAGGCGCGCCTGCAAATCGTCGCGGCTGCTCACCCATTGGTCGTGCCGCGCATCCTGCGCCGCCGTGCGCTCCACACAGGCGTAGGCGGTGGACCACGACAGGCCGATCTGGCGGGATTTCTCCATCAGCTTCAGCCGCGCGCCGTCCTTGATCCAGGCCGCCTGGAACGGCAAGAAGATGCCCTCTGGATTGGCCGGGATGATGCGGGCCTTGCCCTTTGGCTTGCGCATACGGCCCCTCACCCAATGCCCAGCACGCGGCGGATTTCGGTCATCGCCTCAGCGGACACCCCCGGCTTGGCCTCCAGGGTCTTGAATGCGGCTTTTTGCTCTTCCAGCAGCTTCTTTCGCCCGGCCTCCTCGGCCTTGGCCTGAAACTGCTTGAGCGTCACGCTGGAGCGGGTGAGCGTGGCAATGTGCTTGGCCGCCTCGCTGAGCAAGCCGATGCGCTCGGCAGGCTCCAACTGCTGACCATCGGGCCCCGGCTCGTCTGCGGCCTGTAGGGCGAGGATGGCCTCGAACAGCTCGGTTTGCACCAGGCTGGTCAGCGCTTCGCTGCGGGCGTCCTCCTTGTCGGCGGCGTGCTTGCGGATCAGCATGGCCGCCTCGGTGCTGGCCTTGATCGCCGCCAAGCGGCGGTCGAGCTTGCTGCCATAGCGGTGCAATGCCGTGCGGCTGGGCAGCTCGCCCGCCTTCGCCTCGGCGGGGAAACGCGCCTGCAAGTCGGCAATCATCTCATCGAGCGTCTGCGCGCCCGTGGCCAGCATCGCCTCGATGTAGCTCTTGATCTCGGCGGGTAGGCGGCTGATGCTGCTCTTGCGTCCCATGGCCGCGCTCACCAGTATTTGGCGGGCCGGGCAATGCCTGGCTCGCAATCGACCGTGTACTCGGCCACGTCCACGCCGTGGCGCGTGAGCTTGCAAAACCAGCGCCCATCGGGCTTGGGCTGCACCTCAATCAAAACGCGATCTTGCAGGTACTCCATTTCACGGCGCACCTCCAGCTCCGTGGCGTCCGGAAATTCGGCCTGGGCCACAGTCAACACCAAGCCATCGAAACTGCCCAGCGGTCGGGCATTGTTGAGCGTGAGCAGGATCAGCCAGCGCAGCCCCTCACGGCGTGCCCGTGCAGCGTCAATCCGCATTTGTTTGTCCTCCATGCGCTACCGCGCGCAGTTGATAAATCTCCAACTTGCCAGCCAGGCTGTCGAGCTTGGCCTCAATGGTCGATTGGCCCCGGATGTAGTCCTCGCGCCGCACGTACTGCATGGGCAATTCCGCCTGAAAGCGCAGCAGATCGCGCTCGAGCTGATGCACCCGCTCGGCCTGGCTGTGGCTGGCCGTTTCGATGGAATCCAGGCGCTTGGCCAGATCGGTTTGCAGCTTGTGATTGCCGCGCTCCAACTCGTTGAACCGCCTGTCCTGATGCCGCTGGTGCTGGCCCAGCAACAGCTTGCCAATGCCCGCGGCCGCGCCGAAAAACGTCAGCAGCAGCCCCACCAGCCACGTGAATTCAATCTGCAAGGTCATCGTTGCGCTCTCTCCAAAGCCGCCTGGCAACCCACGCAACGCCGCACGCCCGGCAACGCCTGGCGGCGCGCGGCGGGGATGGGCTCGCCGCAATCCTCACAGTCCAGCACCGAGGCCGCACTGCGCTGGCGCGCGGCGCGCACGGCCTGGTGGGCGAGCTGGTCGTGCAGCCATTCCTGCCCGCGCTCTTGCGCGCGATCCATCACATCGCCCATCACCGCACCTGCTCCAGCCAGTCGATCAATTGCCGATGCCGCCAGGCGCACAGGCCATAGGCGTCGTACATCTCTTTGAGCGTCAGCAACACGGCATCAGCCTCCGCTATCGGCACCTGCGCCGGGGGCGGGCAGCTTTGCATCAGCGCCGCCGGGGGCGCGGCCTGCGGCAGCGTCAGCGGCGCGCTGGCGGGCGGTGACCAGGTGCTGCATGACGCTGTCGTCATAGCGGCAATCAGCGCGCTCGGCAGCGTCCAACTCCAGGGCTTGCTTGAGGGCATGGGTGGTTCTCCGGTTGGTGGTTTCCATGGCGCTGGCCGTGGCCCGGATGGCCTGGCTGGCGGCCTGGCTGGCGTCGATCAGCTTGCGGTGTTCGGCCACGGCGTCGCGGTATTGCTCCAGTTGCCGGGCCTGGGCGGCGACGGTGGCGCGGTCGGCGCGGGCCTGGGCGGCAGATTGGCCGCTGAGGTGGCCGATGGCGTAGACGGTGCACAGGCCGGCCAGCACCAGCAGCGGGCCGATGAGGCGGGGCAGCATGGCGGTCATAGGGCACCCCACAGACTGCCCAACAAGCAGCGCCAGAGCACGGCGCTCAGCAATGCGATTTGCAGGGGCACGGGCATGGTCATGGCTCCACCGTTTGGCCCCAGCTCGCATAGCGCGGCTGCAGGGCGATCAGGATGCGGGCGGGGTAGCCCAGGTTTTCTGGGCAGTGGCTGGCGTGTCGTCGGGCTTGGCCGCAGGCGGCGTCCACCCGCTGGCGGCTGGGCTGCGCCAGGCCGGTGGCGGCGGCTTCGCGCTGCCAGTGGCCCAGGCCGCCGTTGTAGGCGCGCAAGGCCACCCACCAGCGGTCAAATGCGCTGTAGCGTGCGGGCGTGCGCTCGTACAGCCAGCGGTCGTAGCCCACCAGCGCGCGCAGCGCCCAGGTGGGGTTGTGCGGCTGGCAGGCATCGGGCGGCGTGCCTGTGCGCTCGCACCACCAGCGGGCTGTCGACGGCATGAACTGGGCCAGGCCGCGCGCGCCCACGTGGCTGATGGCGCCGGGGCGCCAGGCGCTCTCCTGGTGCACCTGGGCCGCAAAGACGGCGATGGGCGCATCCAGCCCCCATTGGTTGTGCGCGGCGCGGATGAGATCGCGCCGGTAGTGCTGGGCGGCGGCGGGGATGGTTTGAGCGTGGGCGGGGGCGCATAGGGCCAGCAGCACGCAGAGCAACACGTACAGCGCGAGGCATTTCATGGCTCGACGCTCTATCGGGTCCGCCCATTCATCTCGCAACCATCGGATCAGACGGCGCATGGCTTAAGCCCCCAGCGCCACGGCCAGCACAGTGGCGGCAACGATCAAGGAACGCCGCACCATCACAGCGGCCAGGAAATGCAGCGGCGCATAGTTCGGCGCTGCCTCCAGCAACACCGTACCGATGCACTCACCCTCTGCGGCATCGGCAGAGCTGTCCATGGGCGCCTCATACAGCGGGGTTGTATCGCGCGGCCGCAGCAGATCAAGCGCCTGCAAATCGGGCCGCGCATAGGGGAAGATGGCGCGGTCGATCCAGTACCCGGCCACGGCGGCCAAGGCGATCAGGTTGAGCTTGTAGAGCGTGACGGGCAATTGGCCGGGCGCAATCAGCAGCACCAGGGCAGAGAGCACGGCGGCAATGGCCCACCAGCTGCTCAGGCGCGGCCAAGCGCCAAAGGTGTAGGCATCGTTGGATGGGGTGGTTTCGGGCGTACGGGTATCGGGCATGGCGGCACTCCAAAAGGCAACAAAAAAGGCTCCCCGTGTGGGGAGCCTTGACTGTGCCGGGCAGAGTGCCTGGGGAGTAAATAAAGCGTTTTAGTGTTTGGCTCTGCGCCTTAGTCAGGCGTCAAAACGCGCTCGCCCAAGTAGTACAGACCCCAGAAAGTGATGCATGTCATCTGGGCCATCAGAAAGAGAAAACCCGCTGCTCCCACCCGGGCAAACCATGCCGGTGCCGCGGCTTCCACAACCGGCGCGGCAGCCAACGCTGCAATGGCGCAAAGGTTGAACACAAAGCTCAAGGCCGTCAAAAAAGCAAACATGGAGGTCAGAAACCGCCTGCGCGTCAACTCCACCGTTTCAAGGCCACTTGTGTACCTGATCCGCATCGTAGGTGCTGGGTGTGGCATCGGGCGATCCAAATGCGGACTGTTAAAAGACGAAACAGCAGCCAGCGCTGCGATATAAAAACCTGTAAGAGTCTGGGTAAAACCCAGGAGGCGATCTACCACTCCTTGTGGGCCAAAAAGATTCATTCCCCCCCCCACACACCCACATCAAGGCAGCCAATACACCGGCCACCAGCCCCGGCACAAGCCAATTCACCTTGGCCGGCAATCTGGAAGGGGAGTGCGCAATGGTGAGATAGGCAAACGGCCTGAGAAGATCGCCAAGCATGGGCGGGCCCCGGTTAGTCGGTCACATCTTTCATCAGTGCCCGTAAATGTCCAATGACGGTCGGGTGAAATTTCTCCTGATACTCTTCCACGTCCGACTCTAACGAGATCTTAGCCTTTCGGGTAAACGCCTGCTCAAGATCGTTGACGGCTAGAACCGCCGTGGCGTCCCTACCGTTTTCGGCAGCATAGTGCAAGCGCAGCGTCCGGAAGTTTTGTGCGCGCTTTTTCCTCAGGGCACCAATGGCATTTTTGATGCTGCTGACCGTAACCATCTCTGGATTCTCAGCCTTGACGGTCAATGTCTCCTTGGTGGCCCGAAGATTGCCACCATCATCCATTCCCAGATCCGCATCGGCAATCAACTCCATATGCTGAAACTTTCCGTGTTCAAGTGCATCGCGCAGCGTCTGCCCCAGATAGGCCTCGCATTCAAAGGTATAGCGAACACGGTACTGCACGGGCTTACCATCTTCCCCCTTGGCTGCGGACGGGTGATCGAACCAAAAGCAAGGCTTGAATTTTGCGTCACTCGCGGCTTCCCTCGCCAGCTTGTTGAGCAGCAGCGCCACATCGCGCCCACTGACGCCCGCGCCCATGGTCAGCGCCAGGGCCGCTGTCCGGCGGTCGGCATTGGGCCGGACAATGGCATGCGAAGAAATCTCCACGCCCTCATGAGCAGCCTTTCCCGCCCTGCGTCTGCTGTTGCTCTGCAGTGTCCGCAGACTCACATCCGAGCAGTCAGCGTCCGCCTTGGAAAGCAGCAGCTCGTGGTGGCCACCATGGGCTCTGAGCGCGTCAAGCATCATTTGGGTTTTCTGAGTTTTCCTGATTTCGCGGGGGAGGCCCATTGCCCGGGCCCGGGCCGCGCAGGCATTGAGCAAATCCTCCATGGTGCAGCAAGCAGGGTTTTGAATACCTTTGGCAGATGACCTCAACCGCAGAAGAAAAAAATGCACGGTACGGCTGCGCAATGGAAGGGACATAGGCTGGCTTTCTTTTTCAATGCAGGTTAAAGGTAGGCGTTGGGAAGGTTTTTCGGGTTGGGATATCGGAACAGACTGCGCACCATCACCGCGCCGAGATATGGCCCGCGCAGGTCAGCCACTGGCAGGGCAGTTGGGGCCAAGCATGCTGGCGGTCTTAGATTGATTCACCGCGCCGGTTGCGCGCGATGCGTTCTTTTCGTTCAAGCAAATGCGCTTGCATCGCTTGCGGCCCCTGCTCAACTGCCCGCTCCCATCCCTTTGCCAGGCGCTGCCTATCGGCCTGCGCCAAAGGCTCCAACCTGTCTCTGATCTGGTTGTAGGCGTCTTGCCGCTGCTGGTACTGCGCCTGTAAATCGGCCCGTTTGGCCCGCTTGCAAATCAACACAGCATCGCCGTACACCCTCACCAGGTAGCCCGCGCGCTGACACTGCATCACCGATGCACTCTGATGGGCAAAGCAGGCTGCCGCCCAGGCCTGCGAATGCTCGACCAGCCATTGAACTTCGGCCAGCGCTTCATCCAAACGCCCCGCTTGCTGCAAGTATTTGGCCAGCTTGGTGTCCGTCCATTGCACGCCCAGCAATGCCTTGCGTTGGTACAGCGCGGCAACGGCGCCATCCCAATCACCAGCTTTCTTGCAGGCTGTGGCCTGCCGGTCGAGTAGGTATTCATCGCTGCGTTCAAAACCATCAGGCTGACTCATGCGGCCCGTCCTTTCGTGTTGCGTTGATCAGCCGCAGGCCCGAACGCACCAAGCGTTGTCCTGACCCCCTCCTGTACCTGCGCGGGCGCAGCGTGGTAGAGGGCCAGCAGCGTGCGTTCGCCCTCGGTGATGGGTGGCGCTGCCGGGGCCGGGGGTGAGGCGCTGCCGCGCTGGCCGGTGAGGATGTACAGGACATCGGCGCCCATTTGCGCCAGGCCCGCGAGCACTTCGCCACTGGGCGTCGCATTTCCCCTTTCGCACTGACCCCAAGTGACTCGCGTCACGCCGAAATAGTCTGCCGCCTCTTGCTGCGTAGCAAAAAACCTTGCCCGCTCCTCTGCGAGACGTTCGTGGCCTTGAAAAAATTTTTTATCTTTTGGCACAGTTAACCCTTGCGAAAGATAAATTTTTTTATCATAATCGCGCCCATCAACAACCAATCACAGCGAACCGCCATGCAAACCCATCTCATAGCCCAAGCCCTGGTGATCGAATCGGTCACCTCCCGGGGGCGCCCCTTGATGACGTTGGATCGGGCCCTGACCATCCTGCGCGCGCTAGAGCCTCAAGCGCCTGCTCATGAGGGTCAACGCCAGGCCACACGCCCAGCAGCGCCAGCTGACGGTAAAGGCTCTTTTGCGCCTCATAACCGGCCCAGCTCTCGCCAGCATCTCGATCCGCCCGGTCAGGGTGTTCCTGCAACTCCTCATAGCGATCTGCCGAGTATTTCAACAGCTTGCCCACCTTGGCCGCCTCGGGGTGCCCGCGCAGCAAAAACGGCAGCACGTCCACCAGCGCCCGGTGAATCCCGCAAGCCCAGTCGTTCGCCGCGTCAAGTTCTTGGCGCAATTGGGCAACTTCTTGCCGCAGCGCGGCGATTTCTTGCCTGATCTCATCCATTGCCCCGCCTCCTTTCAAAGCCAGCCATGCAACACACCCCCAACCAAATCAAGCACCGCCTGCGCCAGCAAGGGCACACGCTCAAGAGCTGGGCGGCGGCCAACGGCTTCAAGTACCGCACCGTCAGCGACGTGGTGCGCGGCCTGCGCCAGGGCAACTACGGCGAAGGCCGCGAAGTGCGCCAGCGCCTGGGCCTGCCCGTGGCCGATTGACACAAGGAGGACAAGCCATGACCGATCTTCTTGCCCGGATCAGCGAGCTCGCCGGCCCTGCCGTGGCCCGCGCCATCCAAGCTGAATTTGGCGCCGCCCGCTGCGACGTACCCGCCATCTCGCCCTGCGCCGTCGATAACGCCCTGGCCGCCCGCGTCAGCCTGCGACTGCCACCACGGCTGCCCTTGGCCCGCAGCGCCGCCGCCTTGACCGATTGGCTCGCCGCCGCTGACAGGCTGGGCCTGCAGGCGCAGGCCGTGGAATTGAACACGGCGGGCCTTGGGCAAGCACTGATAGATGCGCTGCGCGAGCGCCTGGCCACGCAGGGCCTGGCCGACATTCGCGTCAAGCCACTGGCTCGGTAAACACCATGAGCTTGTGCGCCAGCACCCCGTCCTTGATCCACATGACGTGCTCCACGGCCACTGCCCGCAGCGCGTATGAGGGCAGCGCATCCGGCACCAGGGCGCCAAGCCGCAACACCTCGCCACTGGCCACGTGCACCGGCGCCGTGCAGCGCCAGCTGCCCAGCACCGTGTCTCGGCTGCCCGGCTCGTAAATCTCCAAGTGAAAGCGTTCTTGACTCACATCCGCTCCTTCGCAAATCAATGAATGGGCAATTTAACACCAAGTAACAACCCAAAGTAACCCAAACGCCATGAGAAACCCTTTGCGCACCCACGCCCAGGCCCTGCAGTGGATGGACGAACAGGGCCTGTCCAAATCCGAGTTGGCGCGCCGCTTTGGCGTCACGCCCAGCCTAGTGCACGCCATCTTGCGCGGTGAAAAAGCCTGCCGCCGCGGCGCCAGCCACAACATCGCCGTATTCCTGGGCCTCAAGCGCGGCCAGGCCACGGCCACCAAGCAGCCCTATGGCCGCGCGGGCAGGGAGGCAGCATGAAACCCCGCCCCATGCCCGAGCAACCGGCCAACCACGCCTATCTGCGCGCCGCCTGCGCCATTTTGGAAGCCCTCAGCGGCGCCCTGCCCGAAGGGCTGAGCAACGCCGACCTGGCCCGCATCACGCAGTGCAGCCGCCCGCAAGTTACCCGCCTGTGCGCCGCCCTTGCCCAATACGGCTGGGTGGAAAAGCTGCCCAGCGAGCGCTTTCGCATCACCGCCCGCTTCGCCCGCCTGGCCCTGCGCGTCATGGCCAGCTTTGAGCAGGCCCAGGCCCGCCTGGCCGACCTGCAACGCAACTACACCCTGCCCACCCTTTGAGAGGAGAGATTTACGCCATGGCACGCCCCCCAAAAACCGCCCAAGCCCCCGTCGATGTGGCCGTCAACGAACAAGCCCTGGCCCAGGCCAGCGCCGCCGCCACCGAGCTGGCCGCCCTGCAAGCGGCCTACGGCCAGGAGCGCGACCTGCTCAACCAGTTGCTGGGGCAGGCGCAGATGGCAAATGCCATCGCGCGATTTTCGGAAACGGTTTCTACTTCCAAGCTGGCCTATGTCAAGGAACACAAGCTGTATCGAGCGCTGAAAGGCCGGAAAACCGGAAACGGTTTCGAGTTTTTGACAGGGACATGGGAAGAGTTCTGCGGCCTGCTTGGCGTGACTGCACGCAAGGTTGATATGGACATCGAAAACCTCCAAGCCTTCGGCGAAGAAGCCCTGGAATCCATGTCCCGCATGGGCATCGGCTACCGTGAGCTGCGCCAATACCGCCGCTTGCCCGAAGACCAGAAGCAGGCCCTCATTGAAGTGGCCAAGGCCGGCGACAAGGAAGGCTTTGTGGAGCTGGCCGAGGAGCTCATTGCCAAGCACACCAAAGAGAAAGAAAGCCTGAGCGCCCAGGCCGAAGAAGCCCGCGCCGAGCTGGCCGCCAAGGAGCAGTTGCTGGCCGACAAGAACAGCCGCATCGACGCCCTGACCAGCGATCTGGCCCGGGCCAGCCAGCGCCTGGCCAATCTGCCCGCCGACCAGGCCTGGGTAGAGCTGCAGCGCGAGGCCACGGGCAAGGCCGCCGAGGCCGCCGGGCTGATTGCCGGCAGCCTGCGCCATGCGCTGCAAACCCTGCACGAGGCGGGCGAGCAGATGGGGCGGCGCGACCAGGTCTTCATGGCCGGCCTGCTGGGCCAGGTGGAGCAGGAAATCCACACCCTGCGCGAGCAGTTTGCCCTGCCCCTGGCCCCGGCGGCGGGCCAGCCCGAATGGCAGCAATGGGCCGATGCGCAGGACGCGGCCGAGGCCGCCGAAGCCGCTGCCCAGGCCATGGATGCGGCCCATTGAACCTAGGCGCAACGCCCCGCACGACGCCCCATCACCAGGAAAAGCCCCGCCATGCCCCCCGCCGCCCACACCGAGGTTTTGCTGCACATCAAGCAGCAGGCCGATACCGCCGGCCACGGCCACAAGGAGCGCATCTACCAGGCCGCCTGCCAGCAATACGGCTGGGCGCTGCCCACGCTCAAGCGCTGGCTGTCGCAGCTGGGCGCGGCCCGTGCGCGCAAGCGCCGCAGCGATGCGGGCGATTGCGCGCTGACGCTGGAGCACGCCCGGATGATCAGCGCCGCGCTGATGGAGGGCTACCGCGCCAACAAGAAAAAGGGCGCCGCCCTGTCAGGGACGCTGGAAAAACTGCGCGCCAACGCCCCCGGCCTGGCCTGCGCGCTGGATGCGGCCACGGGCGAGCTGCGGCCGCTGTCGGCCAGCGCCGTCTCGCGCGCGCTGCGCCACTACCGGCTGCACCCCGAGCAGCTGCGCCGCGCAGCGCCGGCGCAGCCGCTGCGCAGCGAGCACCCCAATGAGGTCTGGCAGATCGACGCCTCCATCTCCATCCTGTTCTACGTGCCCGATGAGGGCGGCCTGCAGGCCATGGCCCGGGCGCAGTTCAACAAGAACAAGCCGGGCAATTTCGAGCGCATCAAGCGCCAGCGCCTGACGCGCTATGTGATCACCGACCACTACAGCGGCAGCATCTTCGTGCACTACGTGGCCGGCGGCGAGAGCACCGTCAACATGGCCGAGGCCTTTTTGCGCTGCATTGCCCAGCGCCCGGGCCAGCAGATGTACGGCGTGCCCTTTCACCTGATGATGGACCCGGGCAGCGCCGGCACGGCCGGGGCCTTTGGCAACCTGCTGCGCCGCCTGCAGGTCGCGCCCATCGTCAACCAGGTGGGCAATGCCCGCGCCAAGGGCCAGGTGGAAAACGCCCACAACCTGGTGGAGGTGGATTTCGAGAGCGGCTTTCGCCTCACGCACGTGCCCGGCATCGACTGGATCAACCAGCAGGCCGCGCGCTGGATGCGCTACTACAACAGCCAGCGCGTGCACAGCCGCCATGGCGCGCCGCGCTGGATCAAATGGATGGAGATCACCCCCGCGCAGCTGCGCACGGTCGATGCCGCTCTGGCGCGCGAGCTGCTCACGCATGCGCCGGCCACGCCCAAGGTCGACGCCTTCTTGCAGGTGCGCTTTGCCGGCCGCGTGTGGGACGTCAGCGGCGTAGGCGGCGTGATGGTGGGCGAGCGCCTGGCCATCACCTACAACCCCTTCAACCCGGCCGCGGCCTATGTGCTGCTGCGCGATGCGGACGGCCATGAGCAGCTGCTGGAAGTGCCCGAGGTCGAGAAAAACGCCGCCGGCTTTGCTGCCAGCGCTGCGCACATTGCCCACGAATACAAGCGCCCGGCCGACACCACCGCCGACACCCAGCGCAAGGCCATCGAGCGCCTGGCCATGCAGGCCGACACCGATGCCCAGGCCGAAGCGGCCCGCAAGGCCAAAGCCCTGCCTTTTGGCGGCCGCATCGACCCCTACAAGCACCTGGAGCAGGCCGACAAGCTGGCGCTGCTGCCGCGCCGAGGCACAGAGCTGGCCCCGGCGGCCAGCGCCCGCAGCGATCTGGCCGAGCGCACCCTCACGCATTTCGAGGCCGCGCAAGCGCTGCGCGCGCAGCACGGCGTGGAAATGGACAAAGCCAAATTCGCCCAGCTCGCCGCCTGGCACCCGAACGGCGTGCCCGAAGGCCAATTGCCCGAGCTGGCCCACAAGCTGACCGTGCGCGCCACGCTGCGCGTGGTCGGCGGGCATTGATCACCCAGAAAAGGAGAAACGACATGGACATGAGCAAACAAGAGGCATCCACCATCATGCAGCGCCTGCTGGAGCAGCTGATCACACTGCTGGCCAAAGAGGGCGCGCCTGCCGACCTGTGCATTGGCGCGCTGATTGGGGCGGCGGGGCGCCTGGCCCAGCTGGCTGGCTGCACCGGGCCGGCGGCCGCCTTGCTGCGCCGATGCGCGGACTCATTGCAAGAGCGGGGCCAGGCCCCGGGAGCCTGCAATGCGCTGTGACGCCGACATGCGCATCCACCCCGCCGCCCTGGCCGCCCTGGCCGCGCGCCTGGAGCTCAGCCAACGCGAGCTGGCCCGCGGCGCCGGGCTGAGCCTGGGCAGCGTCAACCACCTGCTGCAAAGCGGCGAGCTGCCCCGGCGGCGCAGCAGCACGCTGCGCGCCCAGCTGCTGGAGTTCCTGCGCGACCGCGGCGCCCGCGCCGATGAGCTGGCCGCGCTCCAACCCCCATCCCAACCCCAATCCAAAAAGAAGGCCCCAGGCGCGGCAACGCCTGAGGCCGGTATCCCCCTGACTGAAACCACTCAACCAGAAAAGGACGATCCTATGCTACTGGAAAAATCAGCCCTTACCCTGCAAGCGCGCCAGCACTTTGGCCTGCCGCGCAACCCCTTCGTGGACGACGTGCAAACCACGGACGACGTCTACCAAACCCCCAGCGTTCGCTACGCCCGCGCCGCGCTGCTGGACTGCGCGCGCCACCACGGCTTCATGGCCCTGGTAGGCGAGAGCGGCGCGGGCAAATCCACCCTGGCCGAAGACTTGGAAGAGCGCCTGGCCGCAGGCGCCGGCGGCGGCGGCGAGGTCGTCGTCATCCGCCCCTACGTGTTGGCCATGGAAGAAAACGACGCCAAGGGCAAAACCCTCAAAAGCGGCGCCATCGCCGAGGCCGTGATTGCCGCGCTGCAGCCGCACGCCACGCCGCGCGCCAGCGCCCAGGCGCGCTTTGCTCAGGTGCACGCGCTGCTGCGCGAGGGCCAGCGCGCCGGGCGCCGCCATCTGCTGCTCATTGAGGAGGCGCACAACCTGCCCACGGCCACGCTCAAGCACCTCAAGCGCTGGCTGGAGCTCAAGGACGGCCTGCGCCGCCTCATCGGCGTAGCCCTGATCGGCCAAACCGAACTGCGCCGCCGCCTCTCGGCGCAAAACGCCGAAGTGCGCGAAGTCGCCCAGCGCTGCGAGATCGTCGAGCTCGAGCCGCTGAACAACGAGCTCGAAGGCTATCTGCGCCACAAATTCGCACGGTTTGACTTGCCCTATGAAAAAGTCTTCGCGCCCGATGCGCTGGACGCCATCCGCGCCCGCCTGATCTACACCCCGCGCGGCGGCAGCGCGCGCGACGCCATCTCCATCTGCTGGCCCCTGGTGGTCAACAACCTGGTCTGCCGCGCCATGAACGCCGCCGCCGCCGTAGGCAGCCCCGTTGTCAACGCTGATGTGATCCGGGGGTGCTGAGATGAATGCCTTGCCACCCGCCACCACTGTCCGGCCCGCAGCCGGGGCCCCACACGGCCTGTGGATGTTTGACGTGTACTACGCGCCTGGGCGCCAGGCCGCGCACATCCCCAAAACCGCCCGCTGCCAGGGCGAGGCCCTGCTGCGCTTGATCAATGAAGATCTGCTGCATTCGCCCGAGCGGGTGTGGCGCATTGATTGCGTAGCGATGCAGCCCGTGTCAGAGCGCGATGCGCCGCAGGCCGATGCGGCCGGCGCCCAGGCGCAGCCGGAGGCCGCAGTATGAGCCGGAGGTCACAACGCATGCCCTACCAACCCGCGCCCTGGCACGGCGTGATCGTCGGCTACGCCCGCCGCCGCATGCTGCGCGCGCGCTGGCAGCGCTGGCGCTGCGCGGCGCTGGCGCTGCTCATCACGGCATTGCTGATGGGCACGGCCATCGGCCTGGCCTGGCTCGTCACCGAACTGACCTGGGGGGCGCTATGAAAGGCTTGACGCATGACATGGCCCGCCTTTGGCGGCACCTGCGCCAAACGGGCAGCTGGTGGACGGCGCAGGATCTGTACCAGCACTGGTACCCGGTGTTTTCACAGGAGGCCGTACAGCAGATGCTGGACTACCTGCAGCGGCACCGATTCGCGGCGCGGCGCATGCACATCGACTGGGGCCTGCCCATGTACGCCGTGACGGCCGATTGCCGGGCGCTGCCCGGCTTCGAGAAAGGGGGGCGCGCATGAGCCAATGCCCATTTTGCGCCGGCACGGGCCGGCAGCAGGCGCCACAGCCCAGCGCCAGCCTGCGCTGCCCCTACTGCCGCTGCGACCTGCCGCTGACGCAGCTCTTTGCCGATGCCGTCACCTGCGAGGCCGTCACCCGCCTGGCCGCCGTCAGCCTGCCGCTGGGCGAGCGCGTGACGCAATACATCATGCTCTTTGGCCCGCAGCAGCGCCCCTTGACCGTAGCGCGCCAGGTTCGCCTGCTGCTGGAGCTGCTGCCCGACATCGAGCGGCGCGCCATCACCTACAAGGGCCGCGACTGGCAAACGCCGCTGCGCGCCTGGGGCGAGGCGCTGACGCGCATCCTCGCCGCGCGCGACGCCGGCAAGCTCGACCTGCCGCTGACCGGCCACAACTACCTCTACGCCATCCTGGCCAGCCTGGCGAGCGCGGCCGAGGCCAAGGCCGAGCAAGAGGCCGAGCAACAGCGCCGCAACGCCGTGCGCAGCGCGCCAGGCGCCGGCGCCGTCGATGCCGCCGCAGCGGCCGCTGCGGCCCTGACGCCCGCCGCA